GGTTTAACTGATGGTAATTGCCCTAACTATATTGAATCTTGGTGGCAACCAGGACCACAAATGTCTGATAGAACACCTGTTCTTATATGTGATTGTGCCCCAAAACGTACATTTTTAATGATACAAGAACTATCAAATCGTCTTACGGGGTTACAACAGAGCCATGAAGAACTTAGAAATGAAACTATTTGGGTTCAAGTAGTTGCAAATGTTTTAGGTAAAAATACTGGTATTAATTTAGAGCAATTTGTACTTGAACGACAACGGCTAAATAATATATCTGAAATTGTTAAAAAAATAGAACATAAGGAGAATGAATAATGGCGTGGTTTAATAGATTTGGAATATATACCAAATCACAACTTGAAGAAGAAAAGAAATATTTTCTTAACAAAGGTGATGATTCTTCTAAAATTAGAGATGATGAATATGGTGAAGGCATTGAAGACATTAATCTTCTCGGTTATGGATCTGTTGGTTTAGGATCTGTTGGTTTACAGAGTTTTAATAGGTTTTATGATAAATATCTCAATAAAGTTTTTGAAAGTGAATATGCTAAAATATTAGCATATAGAAAAATGGCGGATAGTCCAGAACTTGGTGATGTTGTTGAAGATGCTATAAATGAATCAACACAAGCAGATGATGATGGTAATGTTCTTTCTTTTAAAATTAAAGCACCACATCTTTCTTCAAATAAAAATATTGTAAAAACATTACAAAAAGAATTTGAAGAGCTTTTCTTTAATCGTATTGATATAAACAAAATGATATGGGATTTATATAAAACATTTCTTATAGATGGCAGACTTTATTATGAAAGAATTTTAAAGGATTCTAAAATAAGTAATGGTATTATAAACATAAAGAAGCTTCCATCAGAAACAATGGATTTTTATTATGATCCAAAGACAGGTAAAATATTAAAATTTTATCAGTATTTAGGTAAAAATACAAAAAGACCAATATCAGTTGAAGAAGCACAAAAACGAGAAGATATTGTTGTATTCAATACGGAGCAAATTGGTTTTATCAACTATGGATCATTTGGATTGACCAAGTATGAGATGTTTGGTTTTCTGGAAAAGGCAAAGGTACCATATAACCAACTAAAACTCATTGAAACTGCTATTATTATTTACCGTATCGTTAGAGCTCCTGAAAGACTTGTATTCAAAATTGATACAGGTCAGATGCCGCGTGATAAAGCTATGAAGTTTGTTGAAAAAATAAAATCACGGTTTATCAAAAAACAGACGTATGATCCATCAACAGGTCGTTTAAGTCAAGACCCTGAAGTATTGAGTATCCTTGATAATTTTTTCATTCCAACATCTTCAGATGGTCGTGGTTCTGATATTACAACTATTGGTGGAAATGCAGAAGGGTTTAAAAACCTTGATGATTTATTCTATTTTCAAAAAATGTTATATAGAAGTGTTAAATATCCACTTAGTAGAATAGATATGTCTTCTGAATCAAGAAATGCTGATATTATATTTGGTGGTGGTCATGCTTCTGAAATCGTTAGAGATGAAATCAAATGGGCAAAATTTCTTGAACGACAGCAACATATATTTACAAGAGAAATGAAAAAACTATTTTTATTACATCTTGAATTTAGAGGGTTAAAGAAACAATATGCTCTTGAAGATAAAGACTTTGAAATAATGATGAATCCACCAAGCAATTATAAAGAATCAATGGATCAAGGATACCTTGCACAAAATTTTGATAATTATAATGCTTTAGCTAATAATGCTGAATTTTCCAAGTATTATTTGATGAAAAAATATTTACATTGGTCTGATGATGAAATAAATGAAAATGTAAAAGGACTGAAAAAAGATAAGGAGCTTTTTGCTACCGATAATATGATGGGTGATAATTTTGAAGGTTCTGAACAAGAAGGACTTATTGGAAGTGGAATGTTTGAAGAAGAAAGTGGAGAATAATGATGCTTGATATTCTTTTTAAAAAATATCTATTTGAAGCTAAAAAACAACAAACACCAGAAGATGCTAAAAAAGCTGTTGAACAGTTAGCATCACAACTTGCCAAGTCTATATTATCAATGGACGATGAGTTTCATGAGAAAGGTGGTAACCTGGATAATTATATAAAACAAGCTACTTCAAAAGCTCAATCAGTATTATCTCGATTACATCAAGATTCAAGAGTAATATCACATTTTCTTGAATCATATCACAGTGTTATGGGTAAATCGGTAAATAATGAAATACCTGGTGCTGTTTCATCTTTAATAAAAAGTAAAATAAAATCAAGTAGTTCTGCTACATCAAAAACATCTATTGAACCAAAAAATAAAAAAAATGCAAATATTGATACAGAAACAACTAAAGAAAAAACTAAAAAAAATGTAAAAGATGATGAAGAAGCTCAAAAAGAACGCAAAAAAAGAAAAGAAGAAATTAGAAAAGAAAATCATCCAGGGCAGAATATTATTGTAAGGGATAAATCATTATCAAATGTTAATACTATAAAATCAAAGATTTGGACTGAAATTGAATCTATTGGCAGTGATGACGAATGGGAAAATAAGAATAAAAATAACCTTCAAAAAGAAAAATTCGTAACCCCTTCATGGTTAAAATATAATCAAAAAGTTCCACAAAAATATTTTAAAGTTATTGAACGCATGGTTAATAGTATTAATAATAAAATAACTAGTAAAATCAGCCATTTTATTCCAGGTGCTGGGGCTGGTAAAATAGAATCACAAGCTGGTGAAATAGTTATGATGATTTCATCAACTATGACAGATAATGAATGGTCACAGTACAAAAAACATTTATTAGATGCTGTTGAAAAAACAACTAATGGTATTATAACTAAAGAATGGATAATTGCTGCTGATAATAATAGAAAAGCTTTATATAAAAGGTTAAAAAGACAATATAAAGGAATTAATATTCCAGATGATATTATTGCTGGATGTTGGGATACTAAAGAAGAAGTTGAAGGTCTTGGTTTAAAAGATTATAAGAAGAATAAGGGATTTTCAACCGATGTTTATTTTAAAATAAAATATAATGGAAAAGAGTTTCTTGTTGAACAAAGTTTAAAAAAAGATGGTAATGCAAATTTGTCAAATAGTGGAACTGGAAAATTTTCTCAATGGGATAAAAATATTCCTGATGATATAAAACTTAGTGTTTATGCTGAAAATCAGAAAAATAAATTGTCATCTTTTGTTACTAAACATAAGATGATTATTGATAAGATGTTGAAAGACATGAAAAACTTTGATCCAGATAATAAAACATATAAAGAAATATTATCTAAGATGGAAGATGGTGGTATTGAAAGTATAATTGATGGATCAAATAGAGATAAAAGAAAAGCAATGAATCTTATTATTAAGCTTTTATCTGATAAAAAGTTCAATGAAGCAACAAAAATGCTGGAAGAATTGAAATCTGATGAAATTACATATTCAAAAAATTGTATTTATGCTATAAATAATAATCCTAAATTAAAAGAGGGAATGTTAGAAGATATTAGATCAAGCTTACCACTTAAAGAAGTATCTGTTGGTGAAGAGGCTATGTCAATAGGTGATTTATCTCTTGATATAAAAACATTTAAAGAACTTTTTAGTACTAATGATTGGGATAAAATAAAAGAAAAAATAACAGTAAAAATGGTTAAAAATAAACCTATTATTGTTTATAGTGGTTCAACAAAAGATGAAGATGTACCAATAGCTAATCTTGTAATAAGGGAAGATGGTGTTGGATATGGTGGTGTTGTAAAGTTTGAGTTACAAATACATAAAGAATTTATTAAAAAATTAAAAGAAGTTGATTCTTCTTTGATTAATGAACTAATAAATAATAGTATGAAAAAATATGTTGAAAAATATTTATTTGAATATAAATAATAATAGTATATTTTGTGGAGGATAAATATGGATACTGAGGTTATTAAAAAAGCTATTGATTCATTTGAAGCTGATGATTTTATAAATTCTAAAGAGCTTTTGCAAAAGCAGATACATCAAGCTAAAAATGATTTTCTTAAAGCTAAATTGGAATTAAAAGGTGATATTGAAGATCAGTTTGTTAATGTTGAACCAAAACTAAATATAAAGAAAAGAGTACTAATCAGAAAGAAAGCAGGAGGGGAATAATGGATTACAAACGATTTGGTGGTGAAAAACTACTTGGGGAATCTGATCCATTGGCAGTAGATGTTACATCTGCTGAAAACCAAACCTTTGATAAAATTCCGCAGATGATTGCTAGTTTCAATACTGGATTAACAAGACTGGAATATTTTTTAAAAAGAGCTAAAAATCTTCAGCAATATCAGTTTGCATTTCATCTTGGAAATGAATTGCTGAAAACAGCCAATACAGTTCAAAAAGTTAATTTAATTTGGAAAATATTTGCTGATTCATATACTTCAAGATTTGTAAAAGAATAATTATAGGTAAGGTTTGATATGAAAACAGTAAAACTTATTACAGAATCTTCTTACCAATATGATATAAAAGAAGAAGAACAAGGACTTTTTATAGAAGGTATTTTTTCGACTGCTGAGGTTATGAATAATAATGGGCGAAGATACCCAAAGAAAGTCTTGGAACGTGAAATTGATAAAATAATGGAATCAGTTAAAAATAAGACTTGTTTCGGCGAACTTGCTCATCCAGAGTGTTTTTCATCATCAGCTAAAATTTTAACAACAGAGGGTTGGAAATATTTTGAAGATGTAAAAAATGATGAAAAAATATATACTTTAAATCCAAAAACAGAGATTGTTGAAGAATATCAAATTACCAAAAAACATAAATCTTTTTATAAAGGTAAAATGATTTCCTTCAAAGGAGAAAATATTAATACAATGGTTACACCAAATCATAGAATGTATGTTCATGATGAGTATGATAACCATTATTTTGTTACTGCTCAATCTATTCTAGATGATAGAAACAGATTTAATAAATATTATATTCCCCAAACAGCTGAATTGATTGGTATTAATAAATATACTAATAATGATATTTTCCTCGATGAAAAATTTTTGAAAGTTGAAGAAGTTGATTTTGAGGATTATGTATATTGTGTTACTGTCCCACCCAATGAAACAATCTATATTATGGATAATGATAAATGCTTTTGGTCTGGTAATTCACCAGAATTAAATCTTGATAGAGTTGCTATTTTGACAACAAACCTTTGTTGGGAAGGTGATAATGTTATTGGCAAGGCAAAAGTTCTTACTAAAACACCAATGGGTAATATAGCATCGGTGCTTATTAAAGAAGGAAATCTTGGCATTTCATCACGTGGTCTTGGTACTGTTAATGAAAGTGATAATTATGTAAATGAAGATTTTAACCTTCTTAGATGGGATTTAGTTGGTGATCCAAGTAATCCTGGCTCATGGGTAAAAGGAATTTATGAAGGAAAAACCTTTACAATTCCAAGTGAAGAAGAAGATGGGTCAAAAATAGTAGTTCCTTTTATAACGATTGAAGAAGCTCGTAAAGCTTATAAAAGGCATATTTGGCAAGTATTAGAACAAATCGGGAGGGAAATCTAATGATAGAAGAAAAGATTAATAAATATTTAAATGAAATGAATTACAAAGAAGGATATTCTACTTCTGGTAAATCTGAAATAAATAAAATAAAAGAGTTTCTTAACAGAAGCATCAGAATGTATAAACAAGGTAGTAGAATGGGTGGTGATAAATACGCTGATTTCAAGGAATGGGCGGCGGCTTATCAATATCTTCTAGATTTTATAAACAGGGGTATGAAGCTATGATACTTGAAAAAATTGATGAATACCTTTCTAAAAAGGAAAAGAAAATTATTAAAGAGGACATTGATTCTCTGGATATTACTGATGATATTATTAAACTTATAGATAGTCTTGATGATAGTCTTCTTAATGATGAACAAATCAAACTAAAAAATAAGATTTTACTATCTCTTGATATTTCAATTAATGATGAAATACCACCTGAACCTGTTTTGGATGATAATTTTATTGAAAATGATATTGATAATTTACAAGATCCAGAAACAGAAGAACCTTTTGAAATACCAGATGATAAGTATTATGAAGATAAAACAGAGTGGGTAAAGAAATTATCAGAAGGTAAGAAAAAACCCGTTACAAAGAAAAAAAATTCAGTCAAAAAGCCTGAAAAAGATATAAATAAAAATAAGAAGAAAAATTAAGGAGGAGTCTATACGAAATGGATGAAATTCTAAAACTTTTAGGAATTGATAAGTTGGATGAATCATCTTCATCTGATATTAAAAACAAACTTTCAGAGATGGTTGATGTCAAAGCACGGGAACGTGCGTCTGTCTATCTGAAAGAAGAACGTGAAAATCTTCTAAGGGAGTATGAGGAGAAATTTGAGGATTATAAAAAAGACATCACCAGTAAGTTCTCTAATTTCGTTGATTCCGTACTTGAAGAAGAACTTCATATTCCAGAAAAAGTGATGCGTTATGCTAAAATTGGTGAAATGTATCATGATCTCATTGAGCAGTTTAAAATTAAACTAGCTATTGATGAAGGTGTTCTGGATGAAGAAGTAAAAAATCTTTTGAAAGAAGCAAAAGAAGAAATCGTTAGTCTGAAAAATAAAGTAAATAAACTTACAGGGGAAAAATTACAGGTTGAAGAAGATGCAAGGCAGATGGCAGCCCATATTTATCTCCGTAAGAAATGTGATGGTCTTTCAGAGTCAAAACGAGATTACATTATTAATTTGTTAGGTGATATTACAGATTCAAAAGAGATTGATCGTAAGTTTGAATATGCTCTTAAAATGTCTGAAGAAATAGAGCCAGGTGTTGAAGTTCCAGAAGCAGAAGCGGCAAGCAATGCATGTGTATGTCCACAATGTGGTGCTATTGCATCTTCAAAAATGGAATGTTCAGCAACCCCATGTGAACATTGTGGTTCAATGATGGAAGATGTTAAAGAAGATCCAATCCCTGCTGAAGAAGCAGGACAGGGGTCAATGGAAGTACCGGCAAATCTTTCTGATCCTGAAGATAAAATGGTCGAAGAGGGCACAGACGGCCCTTACAATGAAATGAAGAAAAGATGGCTTAAAATTTTAAAAGAAAATAGATTTTAATTTAGGAGGAATAAAATAAAAATGGATTTGAAATCTCTCGTAACAAAATGGAAAGATATTCTTGATGAAGGCAAAAAAATCAAGAATGCTAAAATTCAGAAAGCAACAGCATTGATGCTTGAGAATGAATCAAAGTACCTTCTTGAAACAGGAAACTACTCTGAAATTGGTCGTGGAAATGCTGGTTATGCAACAAGTGGAGACTTTCATCAGATTGCTGTTCCAATGGTTCGCAGAACATTCCCCGAACTTATTGCTCATGATATTGTTGGGGTACAGCCAATGACTGGTCCTGTTGGTCTTGCATTTGCGCTTCGTTTCCGTGATGGTAACACCTATACTGCTGGTTCGATGGCAGATTATGGTGGACTTAACACTTACAGTAATGAACTTGGATACAATAACATGGATTCTGGTTATTCTGGAACTGGTTCAGGGTTTACTGGTACTGGTGTGGTAACATCTGCTGGTGAAATTC